AGGTGAAGCGATACTAAAAAAGAAAATTGGCGGCTGTGGCGTGCAAGGGCAAACAAAGCTAGAAATTGATTTTATGGGGGCTAAGCGCGAGGTTAGGTTTGATCGACCGACGCAAATAAACCCTAGAATTTTCTAGCGTATAAAACGCACCGAGGGCGCAACAGACATAAACACAGGAAAGATAAAAGAGCTACTCTCTAGCCATGTTTTTAATATAGGCGAGGATATTTATATTAGCCGCTTATATAGCATAATAAACGACGTTAAAGGCTTTGAGGTTACGCAATTCACAATCAACGGAGGGCAAAGCCTGCCAGTAACCGTGCGTGAGATATGCGTTATTAACAAAAGCGATATTGATTTGGCGGTAGTGTAATGGTTGAGCTAATTTGGCAATACCGCAAAAAACCACGAGCAAGGGCGACCGCAAAGCTTCTAAATGATGAAGTATATAAAACCTTTGATGACGCCATAAAAGTAGCTGAAATTTTAAATATTGATACGGCAAGCGGTTACGCTTTAGATTTGGTTGGTCGCCACGTAGGCGTAAGCAGAGAGCAACAAAACTTAATATTAAAAGATTTTTTCGCCTTTACTCAAGCCGAGAAAAAACAAGGTTTTGGAAAGGGCGAGTTTTACCGCTTGGGCAACTCTTTAAAAGGCAGTTTTTATCTCAACGATAGCGATTATAGATTTTTAATAAAAGCAAAGATCATCAAAAATTATCAAACTGGAACGCTAGAAAACAGCTATAAATCGCTAGAGTTTTTATTAGGGGGTGGCAACTTCATATTTGACAACTACGATATGACCCTAAATTTAGTCTTGAAAAATGCCAAGACAACGCAATTTTTAATAAACCTAATTTTTAAAAACGATATTTTAGCTCGCCCAATAGGTGTAGGGCTAAACGTGATCTTAATCGCCGATAAAAAGTGCTTTGGCTTTAGCCAAAATAAGGCTAATTTAGCCTTTAACGTTGGCAAGTTTGCAAGAATTTACAAGGAGCAATAATGATATACGAAAAACCAAAAAATGAGATTTTCGCCAGCGATGCAAAAGACGGCGAAATAGTAGAGTTTCCAAACGTAAAAAGAGGGTGGGGAGTAACCGAAAATTTAGGCTTTATACCACCTATGGAATATTTTAATGCCGCCTTCAACCGCGTAGATAAGTCAATAGCCTATCAATTACAGCGTGGCGTTGCTGAGTGGGATAAAGATTTAGAATATCCAATCGGAGCAGTTGTGAGCCTAAGCGGGATTATTTATATCGCAAAAAGCCAAAACACAAATAAAAATCCTAGTGAAAACAAAGGAATATGGCATGTTATAGCCAGTGAAGAGTGGTGCAAGCAGACTTTTTTAAATAAAAATGAAGAAATAGACGCCTACACCAAATCTGAGAGCGATGATAAGTTTGCTCAAAAAACAGACCTTGATAATTTTTGGCCAAGAAATGCAACCTTATTGCCAGCAGGCGATTACACAAAAATGGGATTTTGGCGAAATCTAAAGGCAGGTTATTACTTTTTTAATGTGGGTAGAGTAAATGACCAAAACCCAACAAACTATCCAAGCTCATATGGTTTTGTAGAGCATCTTATCTTAGGTGGCGAGCATTATATCATTTGGCGAACAACCGATACGGGACACTATGAGATACACTTTAACCACTCTTTTGATGATAATGACCACTTTAGCTGGAGGTTTAAAGATTTATATGGTCTTGGCGTAAATCAAACTTGGCAAGACGTAAAAAGCCAAAGACAAGCAGGGGAGATTTATACGAACAACACTGACAAGCCAATATTCATAAGCGTTGTTTGTCAAGCAAGTTCTCAAGGGGGCACTTATGAGATACGGCTAGAGATAAATGGTATTGTGGTGCAAAAAGCATATAGTGGAGCTATATCAGGGATTACACCAATAGCCAGCGTTTGTGGTGTAATCCCTGCAGGCGCTACATATAAAATAACAACTTATAACAACATAGGAAGCACAGTAATAACGGACTGGGCTGAACTAAGATAAGGAGAAAAGATGAAAAGATATAAAAGTGCTAATAATGAAATTTACGCCTATGAAGAGGACGTAAGCAAAGAGTTTTTAAATCAAAAAATAAGAGAGCTAGGACTAACGCCGATAAGTGATGATGAGGCAAAGAAGCTTTTAGAGCCAAAGATAGACGAAAAAGCCGAGCAACTAGCACAGCTTGAAGCGGATATAACAGGGTGCAAGGATGATATAAGGCACGCTCTTATTATCGGCAATGCTTCAGTGCTTGAAAATCTAAGAAACGAGTATAAAAGCCTTTTAGCAGAGCGTGAGAAGTTACAAGAACAAGACGAACAAGAATAAAAAGGAGTAGATATGGCAAGAGTAAAAAGATGTGAAGTGTGTGCGAGTAAGCTAGATAAAGATGGTAACTGCACTTGGGTTGAGTGTCCTAAATGCCCTAAGTATAAGACAGAGGTAAAAGATGAAGCTAAACCAAAAGCAAAAACTACAAATTCTTAAAAATGTAGCTATTGAGCTTCCACTTGAGATAGCACATTTTTTCATAGTGCCTATCGCTCTGCTAGCTTGCGACGAAAAAAGCGAGAATTTGCCTAAATGGGCGGCGTGGTTTGATGAGAACGACTATGGGATAAATGGCGATGATGGCTGGAAAAACGAGCATTTCCCAAACGGCAAAAATAAAACTTATTGGGCTAGGCTTTGTTGGCTCTATCGCAACAGGATAGGAAACTTTAGTGCGAAGTATCTAGGCGTTAAAGTTGAAGATATAGATGCAAGCAGTGTTAAGAGCATAGGAGATACTCTAGCTACAGAAAACAAAGGAGCAAAAAGCACTCAGTGCCTAGTGACTTGCAAGCTTAAAGATGGACGTGAGCGCTTTGGTTATTACCGCGAGATCAGATACGGCAAATCAAAATGGTATTGCCGTATATATCTCGGATGGAAGCTTATGGATATATGTGGGATGAATGAAGAGAACAAAAGCACATATCTTGAAGCAGATGATAAGAAAGTGCTTAAAAGTGTTTGGTGTGTAAATCCGCTTAAGAGGGTTCAAGATGAGCGATAAATTTTATATAGGAGCTATCTTATTTTTGAGTTTTGTCGTTGGCGTGCTTTATTGGCTAAATAATAGCGCAGCGGGGAAAATCGACGAGCTAACCAGAAAGATAGCGCAAAAAGAGTCAAATAACGCAGTAATGAAAGCCGATCTTGATACTTGCAAAGCAAAGATAGAGCTTGTAAATGTAAGCCTAAAAGCGCTAAGTGTGCCAAAACAAGACGAAGCGAAGATAAAAGAGCGTGTTGTAACAAGAGTTGAGCGTGTGGCAGTGCCTATCAAGGACGCCGCATGCGAGGAAAAGCTAAATTTTTATGAAAGGCTACTCAATGAAGCTAATAGTAAGTAGTCTAATCTTGGCGTTTTGCTTGGCTGGTTGTGGTGCAAAGCCTGAAGTGATCGTAAAAACGCAATATCAAGATGTATATGTGCCAGTGGCATGTATTGAAAAAATGCCAACAAAGCCAAAATATAGCACTAGCGATTTACAAAGCGCAAAGGAGCTAATGGGCTACTTTCTCACGTGTGAAGAACTTTTAAAAGGATGTGTAAATGGAAGCGATCATAAAAAGAACTAAGAAATTTTGGCTAAATAGAATGGTTGTTTTTGAGCTAATACTATCCGTCGTAATAATGTATATTTTTACATTCAGATACTAAGAGAGGCGAAAGTAATGGAGGACTTATTAGGTCAGCTAGGTTTTTATTTTTGGGTTGTCGTCGTTGGGCTTGTGGGTGGCATATTAAGTCTTGCTAACGACCCTCAAAAGCCACTACATAGTGGCAAGGCGATCATAAATTCGATTATTAGCACGATAAGTTCTATGTTTATTTGTTGGGTTTTTTATGAATTTACGCGGTTTTTTACAAAAGAGGATCGCATAAGCTTGGCAGTTGGTGGCTTTTTTGCTTGGCGTGGCACTGCTTGG